TAGTTTTATTATAAATATCAATTATACCTTCAGCTATAGAGATAACGTATTCATCTGTTGGTGTTGAATCAATATCTATTGTAATTTCTTCTGTCCAATCTATAGGATTTATGATGTTTTTAACCACCATGTAATACTTAAATTTCGTTTGCATATTTATTAGTTATTTTGTTAATCATTAGTTTTATAAGCTACCGTATTCATCTTCCCAGTAGCGTTGGTTTAAATAGGTTGCTGGGTTAGCTTTTGATTGGCTTACTTTTCTATGTAGAAAACCATCGTATTTTTTAATTCCAGCAACGGCATTCATTTTATCTACTTGGGTTAGTTTCTTCCAAGCTCGTTCAGCTACTACACGTTTTACTTTATAATTGTATGCTGTATAAAAGTCGTCAAAGGTGAAAGTTGGTATTTCGCTTTTTACATCAAACTCTTTTAGTTTTCTGAATAAGTCAATTTGGTTTTCGTAATAGGGGAAGTTTTTACTAAATAACCAATTCCTTTGCTTATTGTCTAACTCAGCTTCTTGTAGTTCAAATACTGCTAAATCACCGTTTAAATGGTATTTAAACACCAGTATCCCACTAAAAGAAGCACCTGTAACAAAATATATCTTGTGTTTATCCATACTATACTATTTTTTTATTTAAGTAATTAATTTGCTTTAGGATTAAAGCGTGTTGATATTCAGTTTCTAATTGAGGTTTTAAATTCAATAGTATTTCTTGTAACGCCCAAGCTTCATGAAATTTTAATTTTATTTTCATCAGCTTTTTCATGTCAAATAAATCGGATTTTTCAACTTTAGATTTATGCTTTTTATCAAACAATTCAGCCAAATCTTTACCTATAGATTTATATATATTCTCTGTTTTATTTACCGAGTGGGGCAAATCGTAAACAAGCTGTAAAAGCTTATGGATAGTTATTAGCGTATCTATATTTATTTTAATATCAATTTTCATATTACTTCACTATTTACATCAATTGTATAATCGTTTATATCGTTGTTAAACTCGCTTATTTTTTGGTTCAATATTTCTTGGTTTTGTGTATTTAATCGTCCTATTTCGGTAGTTAGTTTTAACCTATCATCAAAAGAGTGTTCTATTTTCATTAAATAGCTATCAAACAAAGCTATTAGCATAGTATTTTCTTTTAATTTTTGTTTATAGGTCATTTTAACAATCTGTTATAGTATCCAGTATTTTGCTGCAATCTGTACAAACTACATCTACCGTTTCACAAGTCACGCAAACGTGAATAACTACTAAATGTGTGTTTTTATGCTTGCATTCTCTTTTAGCTTGTTTCATTTGAATTTGCTTTTATATACACCTTCAAGAGCCACAATAACTTTGCTTACTTCTTCTTTTTCCATATCGGTAAGCTTCTTTTTAACAGGACTTTTGGTATGTAAGAAATTATTTAACCGTTCAAGGTTTGCCACCCATCCGTATTTGTCATGTTTCTTACGCCATCCGATTTGAATGCAAAGCCTAAGTATATTTTTATGGCTCATTTTGGTTTTATCAAACACCGCCCAATTATCAGGCTTTTCAGCAGTACCACCCAACTGTACTATAATTTTATTGGCTAAATCAAATGTTAAATCATTTGTACTTATTTTATCAATTGAATCGGTTGCCCATTGTACCATTTCTTCTTTTAGACGGGTTTGATAACTACACAAATTGTAGATGTATTTTTTTTGTGTTTTACTTGCTTTCATTTTAATTAAATGTGTAAGTAGCAGTACCTTTAGCTACACCTAAATTATCTATTACAGCATCTTTATAATTCAAAAAAGCTTCAGTTTCCTTTTCTGAAAGTTCACTACAGGCTATCCAGTTGTTTTCCATGTTTTTATAAACAACCTTGTTTCTTACTTTTACACTACTTTCAGATAGTGCTTTTATGATTATCTTTTTTGCCATTATTATAAACTTGAAAAATTTAATAAAACTGTTTGCCATTTACCGTTTTTATCTTTGGTTTTAAACTCATATCCAAAACCTTTAAAATGATTATGAAAGCTTTCTTTTATCAATCGTAAACCTTCTTTCCAACGTGGGTCGTCAAATTTGTTTTCATGGCTATATAAATCCATCACACGGGCATATTCTAAATCACCATTTTTGTTACGCTCTAAAAAGCTCATTAAAATTTCAAACAGTTTTGCGTTTTTCTTCTTGATAGCATCACCCAAAAAATCTTTAATTAACTCAACCGCTTTACTGCTTCTTTCGTCCCATGTTGGTATTGTATCACGACGACGAGTAATACGCATCGTATCTTCAGTATTAGTAATAGAGAAGCCACCTTTTGAGTTACTTCTCATTTTACCGTAGTTTGCTAACTCTACAGACTGTGAATCCATATCTTTATGGCAATCTTCTTTAAAAACGGTAATTATAGATGCAATTTCTAGCGCATTTGTAACCATTTCTTCAATGGACTTATCCCTTTTTGTTTCATATTTTTTTTTATCTCTTTCATATTTAAGGGCTTCTTTTTTCTTTTTTGACTTTAGATACGTTTCTAGTTCTAGCGTGGTCATTTCTGAAACTGATTTTGTTGAGTCCATAGGTTTTATATTTTGTATTAATGGTTTGTTTATAAAATTTCGATTACTGGCTTTTGCCATAATTTGATTCTGATTACTTTGTTTATTTCAACCACCTTGTTTTCAATTTCATCAGTTACGATGTATCTTGGTTCAGAATCAACACCATCACAAACACTAAACAAGGCAGCTACTTCTTGATTACACATTATGCCTTCACCTATAGTCATCATGCTTTCAGTATGACGACTATATGCAATAGCGTTTCTTAAATATTCCATTCGGTCAAATGCTTCAGTTCTTGTCATAAGGCTTGTAATTGTTTTTCTAATTCGTATTTATTTTGAAATAGTAATTGATAATTTTTAACAGTTATATTTTTATTAATTAAGGCTTGTGATACCTCCTGAATACGCTTTTGCAGCGATTCCCTTTTTTTGTTTTTTTCTGATTTCATGTAATAATTCTTTAGGGCTATATTTTCCGATTTTTATAGTTTTGCTTATATATAATTTCCTTAATTCAACATGAGCCGTTACCGTTCTATATGGCTTTATATCTTCTAAAAATTCATCTTCTAAAGCTGTGTACTCAAACAACCACCATTTAAAAAGCCCTTTATTAATCATGTATAATTGCACTTCAGAATCATCATAAGCATTCAAATTGCACCACAATAAATAGTTATCTAAAACCATTATTTCATACTGATATTTGTTAACACCAATTACGCTTGCTATTGTATTGTTCATTTCAGTTAGTTTTTTAGTTTATATCCCCCCAATAATCTGCTGCGCCTTGTTCCCAAATGACAAGTGGTTTACCACCACCGTAACGACTTACTGGAAATGCTTTATAACCTTCAATACGGATTTTTACATCCGCATCATATCTCACAAACTTTGCTGGTCGTCCTTCAGGATTTTTACCCTCGGCGTGACTAATGAAAATGAAAAGCTTTTTAGGGAATTCCTCTTTTAAAGCGATGTATTCTTTTTTGTTTAATCCTGTATACTGAAATGAATCTATTATGATAATATTGGGGCTTTTACCTATTTTTAATCGCTCCCTTAATTCTTCGATTGGCTCTCTATTTAAAAAGATTAATTTTTTTGCAACCTCACGCATATTATTACGTGATACAGCTATTTGAAAACTCTTACGTGCGCCTTCCTCTAAGGTATTATAGGCAACCCTTCCGAATTTAGTAAGGTACTTGCAAAGCTTTACGGTAAAGTCCGTTTTGCCATTACCTGAACTACCCCAGATAATCCAAGAGCCTGAACGTTCAGGGACTCCAAATGCTTCTAACCATTCATTTTCAAAATCCATTTCTATGAATTTCATTTTTAATAATTGGTCAACTGATACAGCTCGTTTTTTAGCCATTTTGTAGGTTTTTTTTAGGGTGTTAGTTGGGTTATGCAGCATTTTTATAAGCGTGTATCTTTCGTTTTACACGTCTTAAATCACCATCACAATCATTAAAAATTTCTCTTATAGCCTTTTTGTCTTCAACTCCGTTAGAAACACATATTTGCACAACATCAGAATAATCAACCCCTCTTAATTCAATGAATTTTCTACCGATACGGGAATAGATTTCTTTATATCCTTTTTTATTAAGTTTAAGCCCTTTTCTTATCCTTTTAGATAAATGATCTGTAGCGCACAAGACAATCCCGCAATGGTCTTCTAATTGGTTGTAAAGGGTGATAAAGAAGTATAATACTTGGTCGCTTAACTTGTCTGCTTCATCTAATATGATTAGTGGCGCATCTTTCTTTTTTAAAACGCTTATTGCTTCCATCATCATTTCAGCAACTGTTAACCCGCTATAATCTCTACCCATTGCAGTTAGTAGTTCTGCTAAAAAATACTTCCTATTCCAAAATTCATTACACTGTATTAAATAAGCGTTCTTGTTATTTTTAACGTATAACTTTGTAATGCAAGATTTACCTGTACCAGCTTCGCCAGTTACTGCAAATACATTGCTATTTTCCTGTGCATCACTCAACAGGTGATTGAATATTTTAAAATCAGTAGTTTCAACCACTTTCCATTCTTCCTTTGCCCAGTCAATTTGCGATGCAATATTGCGCCACATTTCAGCTTTAATAAGTTCCCAGTTATTATTTAATACCTGACTAACTGTACCAGCACTAACACCTTTTAAACTGTTAGCTGCTTTGTTTTGACTTTCGTAGCGTTCCACATAGGTTTTTAACGCTTTTTTAATACTTTGTTTTTTAAAATCTGTTATCATACTTTTGTTTTAGTTTATGAAACCCCTGTTATTAGTTTGGCGACTGGTTCGGGGGTTCGGTTTTACATCATGTTATAAATATTAATTTCTTCGTTTTCTTCGTTACTCACTTCTTTGGTGTGTTGTCCTATATCTGATTTTTTAGCTTTTTTACCTTTATTTTTCTTGTAAGTAGATTTAATACCCGATACTTTAGGTGTGTTTAATCCGTAATCTTCAGGCAGAACGCCGTGAGCTTCTAATATCGCATCAGTATCATTCACCATAGCCAAACGAGTAGCTTTTTGATTTTCAATTACTTCTTGAATGTATGAAGCTTCCCAATCTTCTTGCTCTTGTTTACCTCTGTGTACTTTTATTTTAGTTTCAGCAGCCGTAACAAATCGAAGCCCTAAAGCATCCTTTTCATATAAATAAACTACGTCCATGTTTTCAGGGTCAAACTTTATATGGAATTTTTTATCTACGTTTTTACGCAACCAATCCATATCAGGCATACGGTTTTCATCATGTACCATGTAGGTATATTCTACCTTCTTTTCTTTAAATGAAATACCATAAGCACTACAGGTTACAGGCTTAGCACGTAGTAACCAAAACATATCTACCATATCCCATAATGATACTTCAGGGGATTTAGGGTTTTCGCTGGTTCTATACATTTCATTCTTTGGTTCACCAGTATTGTAGTGTGTTGCATTATTCCATTCTTCACGGCATTGCTCGTATATTTTAATTACCTCTTTAAGTGTTGGTAAATTCTTGGTGTTTGCTAAAATAAATTCCATGTTAGCTTTACTTTCTTTAGCAGTAGCCGTAACATTTTGACCTGTAAAAAACCAGTACTTTTTTAAGTATTGCATTTGAAAACGACCAAACGCATTTTCGATAGTTTTTGACTTACCGTTATACGGCTGTGTCTTGATAGCCATGCGAGTTATTTTTGTAAAGAAGTCGCCACTATCTAATTTTTTATGTCCTCCTTGATTATCTACCCCAATCTGATACGGACGATGCCCAGCCGTTTTAATAGCCATTTTATATGCATTGTATTGTGCTTCGTAATCTTCCGTTTTACTAATGTGATACCCTAAAAAGACTTCACTATAAACATCCATCACCTCATATACTTGACGTGTAGCTACTTTACCGTTATCATCTAAGTAGTAGAAGTTTAATTTTGTACCGTCACTATACCAAAGTGAATCACGCATTGATGGCAATTCAGTAGAGAATTGATAAATAAACTTCTCTTTAGCTTTAAGTTCACCATAACGGTGACCATACCATAATGATTTTATTTCTTCTTGGTGTAGGTAGTTGTAAATTGCCTTTTCATCTTTTAATTGTTTCCAGCCTTTACTTTCTGCTTTTTCGTTATACTCATTAAACAACTGTTTTGTATTAGCTACTTTGTATACACGGTCTGCCCATCTTGAAAGCACCCAGTGTTTAGCATCATCGTTAATTTTCTCACTATTTTTATTACAAAACCCCTTGTGTATTAACCCTTCATAACTATGTAGCATATATCTTGAATAACTACGGCTATTCCCTTTTTTACTTCCTTGTAATCTTCTTGGGTGTACTGGTAATGAATGTGGGTATTTATGGCGTGGTAGCTCTTGTATTATTTCTGAAATATTAGCCCATATATTACCTGTCCCTTTTCCTAAAGCTCTGCGTTTTGCTGTTTTATTTTCGAGAACGATTTTTACAGCGTTTAATATCTCTGCTTCAGCTATGTATTGTTTAATGTTTTTTTGAGGTAATGCGCTACCGTCGTCTAATGTGTAATTATTGTAAAATTCAATAGCTAGTATATCGGTTTCTAAATAATCTTTAAAAGGATTAAGTTTTGTTGTTTTATGTGGGTTACCATCGTTTTTTACTATAACATTTCTAAAACGCTCAGGTAAACTATCATACTCAATAAGTGCTGGTGTACCTTTACAACCTCTTCGCATAATATTTAAAAATCCTCTTCGTACTAAATTTCTATAGTTGTTTATAGAAAGTATATTACCCTCATTATAAAGCCACCCACCTTGTACACACAAAATATTATTATAGTATTCGAACATAATTTTTAGAGGTTTATTGATTAGAGGTAATAGCTTTATAAGAAGCTGCATGTTTTTCAATAATAAAATCCTGAAAATGCTTTGGCATACCATGAAAGTCTATAAGAGCTGAATTCCCCCTATAAGCCCTACGCACAATTCTTAAAACACCCATGCCTAATAATTTTATATAGGTGTTTTTGGGTAATATTTCTGATTCTCCACATAGGTATCTAGCTTCTATGCATAAAATATTGTCTTGGTATTGAAACATAAGATTAAAGTATTATTGGTTAAACATTTTCTTCGCCAAGAATTTTTAATAATTCTTTAGCATCCTGTAATATTGATTTAGCTTTTTCGCTTACAGACTCCCTATCGCCTTTTAAAACCATCTCTACATACCTGATTGTACAGTTATGTTTTTCGGCTAAACCTTTGGTTTTTATCTTTTTCCGTTGTTTTTCTGTTAAGGGTGTCATTATTTTTATATATTTGATGTTCGTTATCTAGGAACAAATATAATACAGAATTCTGTAGATAACCAAATCAAAATACAATATTCTGTAAATAAAAATACAATATTCTGTAAATGGGGAGTCAAATTGAAGAGTTAACAACTAGGTTTTTAAGCGTTTACCAGCTGCTTTTGAATGATGAAAAAGTGAGTAGTATTTCTGACTTTGCAAAAAAAATAGATGTAAGTAGCTCGATGTTGACAGAAATTAAAAAAGGACGTAGTAAGGTAGGGCTGAAAGCCATACAGAATACGGTACAGGTTTTTAATGAAATAAATCCCGATTGGATTTTAACAGGAAACGGGAATATAAAAAGAGATAGTAATAGTGTTCAAGATA